TCAAATCGATTTACTCTGGCAAAGCTATCTCTTCTTGACTGTGATATAAATTGACTTAAATTAAAATTAGCTTTTGCCATTAGTATTTCTTTCTGGAGTCTCTCCAGACCTCTTGTTTGTTAGCTCCAATAAATCTCTCAACTGGAAGCTGGGAGGCAGTAACCCAATCGGGGTAATGAACTTTTAAAAATCTAGATTGAAGCTGATCAAAAAGATAGTGTTTAACGCATGCCTTCACTGGCGCATATCTGGTTGAAGCGTTCAATATTCTCCAATTTAACTGAAGCCTTGTATTCTCAGTAACCTTAGCATCATAGGCTAAATCATGCATTGCTGCAAGTAATTTAAATCTAACGGGATAAGGTATATAATGTAAATTTAATCCAAAGAACCCACCCTGTACTTTTCTAAAAGGCAACACCAGAGGAAACATGTCCCAGTAAGGTAACTTGTCTTTTAACTTAGCATCGTAAAAGAACATGTACATGTTACCAGGCATAATGGTTGTCGTTAACTCAGGTGTATTCGACATCAACTGATTAGGTCTGACGTTTTTAAGGTTCTTAATTTGAACCTGATACCAGTTAAGAGAGCGGTCTACATCACCCGCTTTCATTCTAATATCTTGGAAAGGATTAACAGTTGCCATAATAATATTTATCCGTTATAGCCCAAGGTCTTTTTCGGTTAAAACTAGAAATTTCATACCTCTATCAACACAATACTCGTCAGCCGCCTTCCATTTAGATTGATTAACTCCGTATTGAAATACTTCATCAATAAACCTTTTGGTTTGACGTTGAGGGATAGCTGGTGGTTTAGTGAATTTTTCAGGTTTAATTTCAATTAAATACTTTGTAATAGCACCATGTTTGTCTTTAACCCGAATGTAGAAATCTACAAAGTAACGATGTACTTTACTATCTACTGGAGACTTATACGGTATAATCATAGTCTCCGAACCCCATTCAAGTACAGATACGTTATTATCACACCACTTCATGAATTTTAACTCCCATGACGATCTATAGATAACATCATGAATGTCACCTCTATACTTAGAAGGATTGGCGACCCTGTAACGGCCTTTGTAAGTTGCTTTGTACATAACGGGATAAATATAATATAATCCAACTATTTATGGAATTACATGGCCACAACAATTCAAGGCGCACGAGATGCGGCGCAAAAAGATTATAATACGAAAGCCCCTGACGGTAATTACAACAATAATAGGTCTGCAACTAGAAGATCGGATGAAAATAAGTTTAAAGTAAATATAACCCAGTATCCCTCTGATCTGCAAACAGCAGATAACTTACAGCATTATATACTCTTTAACATTAACATTCGCGGTAAATCTAAGTTTAATCAAGATAAGGCACAATTTGAAGTTAAAAGAAATCCGGATGCTGCTAATTTAACCCAAGATCAATTAGCTAGTCCAGCCCTGAGAGGGGTAACGGCTACTGCAGCAGGTGCTGCAGCTGGGGTAGCAGTATCTTCACTAGCAAAGAGTGTTTCAAAAGCATTTAATCTAACTGGGGGTAAAAGCCCGGGTAGTGTAACTGAATCTGGAGTTAATTTTGCGGCTAATTCCCTGGGGGTAGCAGCAGCTGGTGCTGCAGGAGCCTCGATTTTAGGAACTGATATTTTAAAACCAGATACTACTTTTAGAATTTCAGATGCTATAGCATTATATGTTGACGGCCCTCCTACTGTTAAATACAGTATGAACTATGCTAATAAAGATCTCGGTGTTTTAGTTGGAGCTTTAGCGGGGGGAATAGAAACTCTTAAGAATCCTGGAGAGGCTGGGGCTGCGGTGGGAGCCTCGCTTGCAAAATTACCTGGTGCATTCGGTGGAGCTGATTTGAGTTCAGCACTAAGTGCTTCAACCGGTACCTCTTTAAATCCTTTTAAAGAGACAGTTTTTGAATCAGTTGACTTTAGATCTTTTGCTTTTAAATATAAATTTTTTCCTAAAAATAAAAAAGAGTCAGCCGATGTTTTTAGAATAATTGAAACGTTTAAGTTTCATATGCATCCAGAAATGTCAGATGGTAATTTATTTTTTATCTATCCCTCAGAGTTTAATATTACATATTATTTCGGTCAACAAAAAAATTCATATTTTCATAAATTTACAACCTGCGTTTTAGAATCTATGGATGTAAGTTATGGTGGGGAACAGTTTTCATCTTTTCGAAATGGTGAACCAACCGAAATTAATGTATCATTGACGTTTAGAGAGTTGGAAGTTCTTACTAAAAAAATGATTAATCAAGGTTACTAATGTATTTTAAAAGTTTTCCTTATACTATATACTCCCTTGATAATACTACCACAGTTCAGGTAATTACCGATATTACCAATCGTATTACATTGTCTGATGAAGTAAAGTCTAATTTAGGCTTATTTGATGAGTATGATGTAAAGGATGGAGAGACGCCAGAGCTGGTAGCAGATAGGTTTTATAATAACCCTGAACTGCATTGGATAATATTACATTACAACGAAATTATTGATCCTAGATTTGATTGGCCATTAGATACTAATAATCTCAATAGGTATGTTGCAGGCAAGTACACTAATGTAAATGCCGTGCATCACTATGAAGATGCAAGCAGTAACTACACCAATGGTAACGTGTACCTTATATCAAGCGCTGACTTTACAGAATTTAATGTAAATGATGCTATAACTAATATTACCAATTCTGGTACAGGTTATATTACTCAAAAAAATAGTAGTTCAAATGTTAGAGTAATCGTAACTACAGGTGGGTTTATTTCAGGTGATCGCATAAGAAATACCTCTAATACCAGTAGTAGTGCTAACATAACCAGCACTGTTGTACTATCTGGAACCCCTGTTACAAACTATACATACGAAGATACACTTAATGAGTCAAAACGAAGAATAAAAATTCTTAAAGCATCATACATAGATGCAATAGTAAGTGATTTTAAAAAGAAATTGAGTGAATGATGATTGGTGAGCAAGGACTGCAAAAGGCAGGTGAAGTACGAATAGAACAGCTTAAACTCATCAATACCAGTAATGAGGTTATTGATCTAACTGAGTTTGTTATAGAGATTAATATATTTGAAGATATATTTAAGAACTACCTGCATGGTAGTATCTTTCTAACTGATAGTAGAAATATTATTGATAGATTTAATATTCATGGAGAAGAGTTTTTAAATATAAAGTTAAGAACTCCTTCTTTTCCAGATAATCAAACTATTCAAAAGACCTTTAGAGTATTTAAATTATCAGATAGAACTATTGTAAGAGATACGAATACTCAGAATTTTGTATTACATTTTATTTCAATTGAGTTCTTTTATGATATGAACTTACCTCTGTTTTCACCTTTTGAAGGTAATATTACAGATGTAGCTGGTAAAATATTTACCAACTTTATTGCTTCATCACGTAATTTTAATGTCAGTGATTCAAATAATGAAATAAAGGAAGATCCAAAAAGTACAGATCTTATTGTTATAAATGATACTTCCAATAAAGTTAAATTTGTATCTCCTGGCTGGTCCCCATTTAAATGTATTAATTGGTTAGCTACCAAAGCTATACCAAAAGATGGTACGGCTAAAAATTTTATATTTTTCGAGTCTAATAAAAACTTTTACTTCTGTACTCTGGAAGGATTGTTTAAAGACGCTCATGAAAATAAAAATTATCTAGGTCGATACCTAATATCGGCTTCTAATATAAGAAAAGATAGTAGTTCTCGGGATGTAAACCGAGAAATGTTTTTAGCTAAAGATGTAGAAATGATAGAGACAACTGACTATATAAAGAACTACACCAACGGTTATCTTGGAAATAGATTAGTATATCTAGATATTTTTAATAAAGAATATCAATTAATAGATTATGACCATGTTGCAAATTACGAAAAACAATTTCATTCTTCAGGTAAAGGCTCTGATGCAAAACCTGTCTTTAGTAAAGATACCTTTAGAAACTTTGCAACCAATATAAGTTTTTATCCTAAAAATCCTAAATTATTTAATGACTATGCAGATAACATAAGTGAAAAAATGGGGGAGATACATGGTAATCGGTTATCTAGTCTTTTAGAGTTAACAAATATTAAAATGCATATGACGGTACCGGGAAGAACCGATGCTGAGGTTGGAAGGATGATTTATTTTGATTACCCATCCTTGGGTCCTAAAGATGCAAGTGATACTGGCTCTACCGGTCAAGATAAATTGTATTCTGGATTTTACCTTATAACTGCCATTCATCATAAAATAAACAGACTGTCCCATGAGATGGTTATGGAAGTAATAAAAGATTCTTTATTGGTAGATCAGGAAAGTATTAAGAAAGCTTAATTATGCAAAGAATTTTTAACAAAGATGGATTTAATTGGTGGATTGGGGTGGTAGAAGATCGCATGGATCCTGAAAAAATGGGAAGATGTAGGGTACGTATTTACGGGTATCATACCGATAGTAAGGAAATATTACCTACAAAAGATCTACCATGGGCAACACCTATACAACCAATTACATCAGCAGCAATTTCAGGTATTGGTTCTTCGCCTCTAGGTCCTGTTGAAGGTACATGGGTTATTGGATTCTTTCTTGATGGTGAGGACATGCAACAGCCAGCCATCTTTGGTACTATTGCAACCAAGGCAGCTAAGAAAGCCTTTAAGGTACAAGAGGAAAAACCTCAAGTATCTAATCCAAGCGACGGAGTACTTAAAGATGGTTCAGGTAATGTAGTTGTTGACGGTCAAGGTGAGCCAGTTAAGGTCGGTACACCAACTGTTGAAGGTTGGGAGCTTGGTCAAACATCTGAAAAATATGAATCCGGTGGTAAGGGTCCAGGTACGATTAATGCGTACAATGGAGGAGCAGGAGGCGATCTAGGTGGTGCATCTTACGGTACATATCAACTTGCATCTTTCTTACCAGCAGTTATGTCAACAGGTAAAGCAAGACCATCAGCTAAAAACTCTCCTGTTATACAGTTTTTAAACAACTCTAAGTTTAAAGATAAATTTGCAGGCTTAGAACCTGCTACTGCCGCATTTGATGCTAAATGGAAAGAGATCGCAACTACTAATGCTGCCGACTTTAAAAAAGAACAGCACGATTACATTCAGAAAAAATACTACGATGTTGCATTAGCTAACTTACAGCGTCAGGGTCTAGATATGACCAAGTACGGACCAGCTGTACAAGACTTAATTTGGTCAGGAGCAGTACAATTTGGTCCTGCAAATACCAGAGCATTTACAGAAGCGTTAAGAGATAAGAGTACATTAACAGATAAAGATATTGTAACCTTAGTGAGTGAATGGAAAATTAATAACGTTGCTACCTTGTTTAAGTCAAGTTCAGCGTCCATTCAAGCCGGGGTCAAATCTCGTTATCAATCCGAAAAACAAGCATTACTAAATTTAATTAAATAATGGATCCGTTAATTACAAAACAAATTCAAGGGGTACTTGAGAATAATATCTTTAACAAGATAATTGCACTCAACCTTAATATTCCCAATCCAATCCTGAGAGCAGTAATCTCAAGGGTTGCAGAAGTCGGGGCTGTAGATATTGTCAAGCAAGTTACCCAGGCATCTAATAAACAGTTAACTGATATACCTAAGAATATTATAGGGCCTGTTAATCCTGTTGACATTACTAATAGTAATAACAGCCCTACTACTATCAGTAATAATATAGATGGTATTATTCAACAACAATTACTTGCACAAACAACAGACAAGATCGTAACTAAACTACAGTCTCAGTTAAGACTATCTTTACCAACTGACAAGTTAGGTATTATTAATTTTGATGCTTTAGCAGCAAGCTTAGTGCAAGGTATAACCCCTACTGTCGGTAAAACCATTACCACTGCAGTTAGTGGGTTTGCAGATTCTATATTTGGTAGAGGTCAAAAGCCTAAAACAACTACTAATAATATTGAGACACTCTACAGTACTTTACCCCCAGAAGAAGCTTTATTAAAGACAGATGAGCTTTTTGTTTCTAGTGCAGCCACATCTGCCTTAGAAGAAGCCAAACGATTCGATATTAATTCAACTGAAAATAAAGAAAAGTTAGAAGTGTTGGATAAAGGGTTTACTGATCCTAATGCTAACTATCCTACAAAAGAGTATGCTGGTATTTCTGAAACAAATAAACTTGCACAGGGTGATAGTAGAGGTACGATAGTCCAAGAAAAAAATAGTAACAGAATGAAGGGTGCTAAGTTACCTGGTGGTGAGGCCTGGGATGAACCTGAATCAGCCTTTCGTGGTGCTTACCCCTACAATAAAGTAACACAAACTGAATCTGGCCATATTATTGAAGTTGATGATACACCGGGTTCAGAACGTCTTCACATTTATCACCGATCAGGTACTTATATTGAAAT